TGTTTTTTACTGTTTTCCGTTTTGTGTGTTTTCTTTTTCGACACGCCGGATGGTTGTGTTTTTGTGTTTTGTGTTGTGGTGTGGTATATTTATATCAGTCACAAGGTGTGGCGGTTTGGTTAGGTTAGGTGGTTATTATGGCTAAAGTATATGCCGTTCGGATTGAGACTCGTGAATCTATTATTGTTTACGAGTCCGACACGCCTATTACGATGGGTCGTTTGTCTAATATTATTAATAACTATTCTAGTTCTTCTAAAATTGTTTCTATTAATGTTTATGATCGTACGATTACCGATGTTGAGTAGTGGTAGTGATTGGAAGAGGTGGTTATGATGGCTAAGTTTTATGCTTTTTATAGTACTTATGGTGTTGGTACTCGTGATTCTGATAATGAGCGTATTGGCTGTGTTGTTGTTTTTTATTCTCGTGCTGCTCGCAATGAGTGGGTTAACACTGATACGCCTGTCAATGGTGACTATCACCGTGAGATTATTACTGCTAAGGAGGCTCGTCGTGAGATGGTTCGCGCCGCGTATGATGATTTGTTGAATAAGCATGTTGTTTGGTGTCGTGGTGGTTTGAGGTATTTGCCTATGGATACGCTTGTCAAGGCGTATGCGCAAAGTTATGGAATGATTTTTCTATGGTGAACAATAAGCCCCACGGTTTTCCGTGGGGCTTTGTGTTTAGTAGAAGATTCGTCGCATGATGCAGGCTATCCAATGTGTGATGATGTGGTGCGAGCGATGCTCCTGTGCAAGGCGCTGTTCTATTTCGCTATTGTATTCGGACATGTCTTGAGCGTTGTGTTTTTCTTCTACCATATTTTCTCCTAGTTTACCAGCGTCCGAGATTGAGTCGCTGTTGCAACGCGCGTACCGCGTCGGACGTGGGACTGATCACGCCGTCTACTGTAGTGCCCATTCTACGCTGGAGCGCTGACACGAAACCGGGGCCGATGTTGCGCGGCATGTCGGTGATGCCCATGGCGTGCGACATGGCGGCCACCATATCACTACCGCCCGAGCCGAACTGGATTGACGCGATATGCTCGTTGGCGCGGCATCGTATTTGTTCGGAGATCACGCCGTCTGCGGTTGTGCCGAGAATCTGCTGGAGTCGGCGTGTGGTTGCTGGACCCCATGAGCCGTCTACGGGGATATTAGTGTTGGCGGGTGCTGGGGGTCCTGAGTTTGCTGCTCCCACGTATCTCAGATAGCAGTCCCATGGGTAATTATAGTAGGGGCCGACGTTGGTTTCACGGCCCGTTTGGTCCCCTGGTCTACCGTTGGCGCTCCTGTTTTCGGAATAGCTTGCTTGTGCGAGCTGACCATTGCCAAGATACACGGCTACGTGGTGCACGATATTGAGCAGGATGTCCCCCGGATGCGGGTTGCCATCATTAGATACACGGTACCATCCGTGTGCGGTGAGATTGGGGAGCATGTTGCCAGTGTAGCTTGCCGATCCCGTGTCGAACCCGGCTTCGCGCAGTGCGAAGATTACGAGTGAACTGCAATCGGCATCACCGCCCGGTTTGATATTCCACCTGTCGGCCTGTGAGTATCCGAGGTTGGCTGTTTCGCACCAATATCTCATACGATTCATGAATTTAACAATAGATGCCATAGTGATCAGTCCTTATCGTTCTTATTGTTTGTTACTTTGAAAAATTCGAGTATTTTACTTCCTTTGATTTCAGGGTTGACTTCTGCTAAATTTTCGATGATGGAGCTCACTTCAATAAGTACGATGAACCCGCATACGAGTGGGATGAGCGGCACGTCATACCCGAGATTAATGTGTTGTGATGCGATTTGCAGAAATGCGGCCAGTCCCACTACCATGACGTAGGCGAATTTATGCCATAACCCGTCGCGCATGATTTGGGATGAGATGTCGCGCTGCACGATGGCTTTTGCCATGCCTGACACGTAATCGCCGATAATCAATACTCCGGCAGCGATAAGCCACCATTCGGTTGTGTTGTCCATAATTTCCTCCTATTTTCCTAGCATGGAGCCTATGACCATGCTAAAATCTGCTTTAACCTGCGTACCGTCGAAGCGTATTCTTCCGCGACGGTAATCGTTGGCGAGCCGTTGCGCTACCGGGTCGCCACGTTTAATATATATCATGGTCTCGGACACATGCCGATAGTCTAGCGTGTATTCTGCTTGCGTCCCGCGCTTGATTCTGCGCGATATGAGAAAACCTTGGAACTCATTATCAAAATGGTACCATACGCCAAATTTTCCGTAATCCTCCGTGTCGAGCGTATAAGAATAGCCATCTTCATCGCTATCTAATGCCGTGATGAGCGTGCTGCTTTCATCCCGGAATTTATTGTTGATCGCATAGTCGGCATAATCGGCATCATACTGTCTGAGGAATTTGCCGAACCGCGAGCGCTCGACTTTGGCACTAAACCCACCATAGTCGGCTAATTGAATGACGATGAACCCGCCGCCATACGCTTTGATCTCCTGCCTATCATGCTGTTGCTCGTCCAGCGATATATGGAATTTGGCAAAATACGGATTAGCTTTAATAACGGCGTTAGATAGGAAGAATAGACGAACCTTATCTTTCCACCTGTCTACCGTGTTGTAAAACTCTTCGAGCGCGGTGACCTCGTTGCTTAAAAATTGCTGATTGTCGGGGAATACTTCGTCGTAAATAATATTGCGCACGTTGGGGTATGGTATTGATTTTTTCCCACCGGCTTGTGATAGTGCGATGAAATATCCCATGATATGCCATGTTTTGGCATCATCTTTTATGTAATGGCATTCGGCTTGAGCGCCATTGACTCTGAATTCATAATCCGGGAACGCTTCGCCAACGTCAGCGAAGAACGTCCCCTTGCTTTTCTGCTCAACATCGGTGCGTCTCAGGTAGATAAACTGCGCCCCGTTTTTGATAAAATCGCGGATGCAAAGTTTTTTAGCACCGTATGTTTTGCCGAGACCTCTAGCACCGATAATGAACGTCCATGGCGCGTTATAGGTCAACACGTCGTGATAGTCGTAATAGTCCCCCTCGTCAAGGACGTGAGATGCTAGAGGTGCGGTCATGGTATTAGTATATCACGTTACACATATCGTCGCAGTTCCCATTCGCTCGCCATACTCATTTCGCCAGTGGCTTGGAAATAGTTCGGGCCGTTACCCGGTCCGCCATGCGATAATGTTTGATCTGTGCCGTTACCCGTCATGCCCTCCACGTGGTCATAGTTAGGGTTATGGCCGCTCCATGTCAAGAGCAGGAGGTCTCCGGGGTTGCTTTTGGCTACCGCTGATTCCGGGGAATCGGTGCCGCTGACGGCTATACGTGTTCCCGATATGGCCTGCTCGCCGGTATTGCGCCCCACATTGACCCCGGTCACATCCTGATACGCTCGCCACCATAAGCCTGAGCAATCTGTGTACCCTGACGCCTCCGGGTCAAGTCGCCCCGCGAGTGCCTGCGAGTACGCATATTTACCGACACGCGCCGACGCCCATGCAACGACATTAGCTCCAGCGTCTGAACTGGTGTCGCTGCCGCTGTCAGTCTGCCCGCCACTGATAGGCGTGCCGGCCGTACTGCTATTGGTCCACACCTGTTGCGCTGTCTGATAAAATTGGGAGGTTTTGCCATTATCATGGAGCACAAGCACGTCGCCTACCAGCGAGATGTAACGTTGTTGCGCGGGCGTCGGGTTAATGACGCCACCATCGCCCGGGTCGCCACCGGATGCGGGAGCATCTCCAGCTTGACCAAAATCAGGAGGTGCGCTTTGCCCGTCCCAATTTTTGAGCATATTGTATGCAGTGTCGTACCGGTTGCGATACTGCCCGAGCACACTGTCATTGAGCGCCGTAGAGTGCAATAGGTCTAGGCTAGCGGTGCCGCTTGTTGAGCCGAGCACGCGAAACGCTGAGACGGGCGACTGGTGGTACATGGTCATGAAGAAAATGCGCTCGCGCATGTTCCCTGCTGGGAACCCGTGCGAGTCGCAAACCTGCTGGTAGGCTGTGAAATCATCCTCCCATTGCGCTTGCTGCATGGCATGGTTAGGGTCGGTTGCCGCCCATGCGTGCCATGCGGCCGCGTCGGCTTGCGTTACGTAATAGTAGCTCATGTCCTGGTTAGCTTCGGCCGCTTTGGCGGCGGCTGTGCTCGCAAAATATTGCGCGTACCCAGCCGAGTCGCTAGTCTTACCGCGTAGGATGAGCGATTTGGCGCGATTGCCATACCATTGCATCATGCCGAGCGTAATGGGGTCACTGGGATTAATGGCAGTCCAATTGTGGTTAGATTCAACGGCCCCAATGACGTACATGGCGTAGAGGGATTGATTGGACATAATTAAGGTATGAAGACAGCGTTCGCGGGCAATGGCACGTATGTTGTATTCGCGTTGGCGACAATACTAGTCACGGTATTCCGGGCGCCATTTTTGAACATGACTTCGTACGGTCCCATGCTGTGCGCGACGGTATCGGTGTTGACAATATAGAGCGTAGCTGTACCATTATCTACGGCAGTCGCCAACTTCATCCACGAATATTTTGAGATTAATTCTCTTTCGTATGCGTTTCCAAGATTGTTCATTAACACAGTCTCTACGTAAAAATCGCCATATGCGTTACGGATTGACATTGCGGAAAAATTGGGCGTAGATGTTGTCGCCAATGCTATAGCATTTTGTGGCGGTACATTATTAATATACTCGGCCGCGGGGCAATTTAAACCACTGACCTCTAGATTGAGTGAGTAATAATAGTGTTGCGGGTCAATTATTTGACTCTCGAAACCGTCCAAATTTGTACCATAAATCATGGTGCCGAGCCTGCAAAAACTAGTAAAATGTTTTGGCGATATATTAAATCTTCTGCTTGAGTTCGTCTGAATTTGACCATACACTATTATTTGTGAATTAGTTGCACAATTGTACATAATCGGGTCAACTGTAGCTTGATTGTAATTGCTACAATAAAGAAAATTGAATATAGATAAACGACATCCGTTTGTTGGCGCATTAAAAGCATACGTATATCCATCTATATATATATCGGTGCCACGTATGTCCGCATTTTCGCAGTCAAACCCGATTGTAGTATTATTTACTGGGAACTCGTCTGCCCACATATAAATGTTTTCAAATATGTTCATCCCAGTGGTCTTTATCCCAACCTTGTTTCCCCATATCCTGATATTTGAAAATTGTGAATCAAAATGTGTGGAAATTGCAGTGGTAGAGTGTGAACTGTCGGCAATATATACATCCGATACAATTGCGCCATGCTGTTGAGTCAGGTCAAGATTAATTCCAGTAAAATTGCAAATATAAGCATTCTTGATATGAGTATATTCGGAATCACCTGTGCATACGCTCTGCGCTAAACCTTTCCCGTTAAAGCATCCGCCGTAAATACCGCACGGGGAGGTGGTAATATTAGTCGAGTGAAAAACAAACATCGACGTCAATGCGTTGTTTGCTTTGAATACAGCATTTTTGTCGCAATATATCATCCTATTAGTCATGGTTATTGGCTTGTCTACAAGATATACGCCTGCGGGGAAAAATAGATCCTTACCCGAATCTAACACTGATTGAATGATGTCAGAAACTACAGACGTCCCGGTGTTGTCTGCTCCTAAATAGACTGCATTGTTTGTCTGCTGTGCAATCAATAAATCAAGTTTATCTTGTAATTTATCGTCTACATCGGTTTTGCTGTACGTGGTGGCCGAGTCTGCCTTAGCACTGATCTTGGCGTCGACATCGGTTTTGCTGTACGTGGTGGCCGCGTCAGCTTTAGTGGTAATGTTGTTCGCGTTGATGGCAATATTATTCGCGTTGTTATTCAGCGCGATGTCAATCTTCGACATGTCTTCGTTATAATCTTTAAGAACGGCGACTTTGTCACTACCGTTGTTGCTGTACTGAGTGAGATTATAATTCGGTGTTTTATTAGCGCTAGGCATGATGATTATTCCTTAGTGTTGTGCGGCCTGTAGCTGCATGATTTTATCTTCGAGTGCTTTCATTTTCAAATCAATAATCTTCATATCGTGATTATAGTCGTCGATAAACGACACCTTATCACCATGTGACCCGTATTGCGTGAGTCCGTAATTTGGCGTGTGTTGCATACTGGACATAATATTAGTCCTTAAGCCATAGGATATCATCACTGGTAATATCACCCGAAACAGTATTAACCTTGTCAGTGCTGTGCAAATCAAATACGCGAGGATTAACGCCGAGCGCATCGAATTGCTCGGGGGATAATTCGAGATTGTCAAAATCGGATACAAACAGCCCGTGCGCCCTATCAGCATCATATATATCGTCCAACGCCCGCTGAAGTGCAACCTGCTGTCCGTATACCGACCATACCATGATATTATCGCTAGCCGCCGCCTGCCTGATCATGCTGATAAGCTCGTCACGGAGGTTAGCCATATCAAGCAGCATTCCCGCTAGCGTATCCTGCATGATTTGCACGTCGCCGTCAATAATGGTCATGTCGCCATCGACGTCCGACTGCACCGACTGGATATGCGCGACAACCTGATTCACATAGTCAAGCAACGTGAGGGTGTCGCGGTAGTCAAACGGCTGAGTTGAGCCGACTCGCTCAAAAGCCGGTGGCCGTGTCGTAGGCCATAATGTTTCACTCGGTAGCATATTGCAATCCTTTCGAGCTTAGAATCTTATTCCAGTATACACGTCTGAGCCACCATATCGCGGCCATGTCATGCGCGACGAGGTACCCACTATCCGCATAAACAGCGGTGCCAGCTCCTCTATGATCATCATGTCGATATTGAGCATGGCTGACCGCCATGCGGTGATAAGCTGCGCACCGCTCATGCCCGCATACCCGTGACTATGGACGGTACCATTACCCGAATCAGATTGGTGTGTGAAATCAGTCGTGTTGCTGCCACTGCTCGAACTGGTCGCGGACTGCGAACCGGTGGTATTCGAGTCAGTATCCGAGTTGGTCTGATCGGCGTTCGTCGCATACTGTAAAAAATCAGCGAGCCGAGTTTGCGGGAACTCGCTATGCACGGTCGTAGCGCTTGAATGAGTTTTCGTAGTCGTGTCACTGGTCGTATCGTTTTTACCAGTCTGCTGGGCACTGCTCTTGGCACTAGACTCAGACGTTTGCGTTTGGTTCGAATCACTGTACAAGTCTTGAGTAAGCATCGGGTCGAATTTGGTTTGCTCCGACACGTACAACTGATTATAATAGGGCATGATTTCGTTCATTTTGCGACCCAAATTAAACGCGAACATTTGCGGCGTTTCCACGCCGATTTCCCTGAAAATATAATGTTCGACAATCTTACGATTAAGCCTACTGCGGTATGCTTCGTCAAAAATAGGGTATTTATCTAAATGCAATGAGGCGTCATTGTCATACCCGAGGGCGACGAGGTGCCCCAGTTGCGTCGTATAGTCCGCGTGAAACTCGGGCATAGCAAGATCGCTATACGCTCCACTATTATTCATCACCAGTATCCTTATCCGTGTTTAAAATGCCGCCGCTCGTCGTGTCAGACCAGTCCACGCCAATATCATGCAATGCGGGCCACAATAGTTTAATCGTGTCGCACGCCTGTTGGCGGGCTTTCAAAAAACCCAATCTAAAAATGTTGGTTTTTTCCGAACCAGCCGCCACCTCGCCCGTCAATAGTCGCTCTTTTTTTTCAGTGTTACTGTTTTGGATGCCCATAAAACTCATGCACTCATTCCAAATCTGCGCCTTATCCGAGAGCAGTTTATCAGACAAATACGGGGTAGCGTTAGGAAACGACTGGAATTGCGAACCAAGGCCGTCACCATATACGAGTATCGCGGGAACGCCGTCCTGTTTTTGTTTGATCATGTTTTTGAGCGTCAATCGTTGGTTCTCGTCCTCAACGGTGACGATAAGCGGAATGCTCATGTTATCTAGATTCACGTCCAGCGCCCTATCGACCATGGCCAAGCGTTGCGCATATAACGTGATAATATCGTCAAATGGTTGCCTGATAAGATTATCCCAAATCGGCACGCACTCTTTGGACGTCAATGTTTTATAACTGTAATTATTAGCCACGGGTGTGAATTCGGTCGCGTTAAAATACGGGTTAACGTTGCCCTGATATGATGCCGCCGTGACCATGAAACGGTGCATGTTATTGCGAATATCGGGGAAGAACAGCACCATGCCCTGCTCCAATAGCATCAATTCGAGATACCGTGAATCAATGCCGTTAGGCAGTCCGCGCCACGTAAACCGGGATACGGCTAACGATTTGAGTAGTTTGGCATACATGTCGATACGCGCCGACTGCATGAGCACAGCGCCGTCGCTCGTTCCGGACGTGGGGCGGAATGCCGCTACGGCTTGCTGATACGCTGGATTAGCGTTGCGGATCGTGCGTTTA